GGGGTAATCCTACAGTTATAACATCAGTAGATGATACTGCAGCTATATTAGATGTTCAGCCAATACCACCCCCTAAACGTTTTGCTTTAGATGTAAATAATGAACCACGTTCAGGCCATGTCACTGTTTATTCTTCAACTACACATCCTGACCCAGACATAAATATATTTGTTTCACCAAATTATCAAGGTGAAATAGTTGGAGATGTTGAGGAAATTCCTTTAACAACGTTTTCTGAAATGGCTGAATTTGAAATAATGGAACCAGGCCCACAAACCAGTACTCCCACCCAAATAGTTGAACGTTTAGCTGGCAATGCCAGGAGATTATACAATAGACTGTTTGAACAGGTTCCTACACGAAATCCATACTTTTTGGGTCCTGTTTCCCGCGCTGTGCAGTTTGAATATTCCAATCCTGTATTTGATGCAGATGTAACAGTTACTTTTGAAAATGATTTGGCAGAAATTGCTGCAGCGCCTGATAGTGATTTCAGAGATGTACAAATATTACATAGGCCTACTTATACTACAACAGACCAAGGTTTCATAAGAGTGAGCCGTGAAGGTGCTCGTGCATCTATAACTACCAGAAGTGGATTACAGTTGGGTCGCCCTGTTCATTTTTATCAGGATTTATCTGCTATTGAGTCTGCAGAGAGCTTTGAAATGCATTCTCTTAATACAACATCTCATAGTAGTACAACAGTAAATACTTTATTAGATTCTATAACAGTAAACCCAGCTTATGAAGATCCATTTTATCCAGATGATGAATTATTAGATCCATTAGATGAAACATTTCAAAGAGGTCATATAGTTTTAACAGAAACAAATGTAGATGGCGACATTATTCAATTTCCTACTACATTAGCAGAGTCACCAGTCAAAGTATTTATAAATGATTATGGTAGTTCAATCACAGTATCGTATCCACATCCAGCTGAAACAGCCTCTAAAATTATTCCAATACCTAGCACAGACAATACACCGCTTTTAGTGTTAGATTTAACATCAGATGACTATTTTCTACATCCTAGTTTACGTAAACGAAAACGCAAACGCTCAGATGTATTTTAATTATTTTGCAGATGGCTGTCTGGATGAGAGACAACGGAAAATTTTATCTGCCTCCTAGCAAGCCCACAGCCAGAGTACTTTCAACAGATGAATATGTTACAGAAACTAATATATTTTTTCAGGCAGCCACTGAACGCCTCATAACTGTAGGACATCCATTTTTTCCTGTTCGAGATGAAGGAACACAGTCTGTAGTAGTACCAAAGGTTTCAGCACATCAATTTAGAGTGTTTAGATTACTGTGTCCAGATCCCAATAAGTTTGCTTTAATAGACCCATCTATTTATAATAGAGACAGAGAACGCTTAGTATGGAAACTCAAAGGAATAGAGGTTGATAGAGGAAATCCTCTAGGTGTTGGTTGTTCTGGACATCCCTATTTTAATAAATATTCAGATGTAGAAAATCCCACTCTTTACCCTGAAAATGATGAAAATGATCACAGATTGAATGTTGCATTTGATCCTAAGCAAAATCAGGTGTTTATAGTAGGTTGCACTCCTCCATGGGGTGAATATTGGGATGTCACAGAGAGTTGTCCAGATAGACCCTTGAAGCCAGGTGACTGTCCTCCTATAGAAAGAAAAACAACTGTAATTCAGGATGGAGACATGTCAGACATAGGTTTTGGCGCCATAAATAACAGAACATTTTTTGCTGACAGATCTGGTGTTCCTTTGGACATTTTAAATGATATCACCAAATGGCCTGATTTTATTAAAATGTCAAAGGATATCTCCGGAGATTCTATGTTTTTTTTTGGGCGTAAGGAGCAGCTATATGCCAGACACATGTTTACAAGGGCAGGAAATGTTGGGGATGCAATACCAATGGAGAGTACTGACTACCTTTTACGAAAGGCAGATAATCAAATTGCATCCCACATTTATTATTCAACTCCCAGTGGCTCACTGAATTCCACAGAAGGTCAAATGTTCAATAAACCGTTTTGGTTACAAAGAGCACAGGGCACCAACAATGGAATATGTTGGGGAAATCAGTTGTTTGTGACTGTCTTAGATAACACACATAATACAAACTTCACTTTATCTGTAAAAGGAGCTGATCAACCAGAGGTTAATGTAAACTATACTTATAAGTCAACAGACTTTAGACAGTTTTTAAGACACACAGAAATTTATGATATTGAAATTGTAATGCAGCTTTGCAAAGTTTCTCTGGATCCTGACGTCCTAGCACACATCAATGTTATGAATCCAACAGTGTTAGATGATTGGGATTTAGCATTTGTACCCCCACCACCTCAAGGTGTAGAAGACACATACAGATATTTGTCTTCTTGGGCTACTAAATGTCCAACTGCTGATACAAACACTGAAAAGGTAGATCCTTATGAGAAATATAACTTTTGGAAAGTTGACTTAACTGAAAAATTTACCTCAGAGCTTTCTCAAACATCTCTTGGACGCCGCTTTCTATATCAAACTGGCGTTTTAGGTAGAAAACGTATCAGAACTGATATTACATCTCCGAAAGTATCCAGAAAAACTGCAAAGCGCAAAAGGTCTAAGTAATTTCAGTATTTATGTATGGAACAAAACTGTGAAATGTATATACTGTGAAATGTTTACTGTATGCTGCAACCTGAATAAACTTGAAACCCCTCAGGAATGTATAATAAAGCTGCTGACATTACATTTTCTGACTCGTGGACAAAATATTTTCCTACCGCGCCCCAGTAATTGTTTGGCACAAACATATATCCTGCTTCAGTCTCAATTTAGCTGTCAAAAGGAAATCATCACATCTAAGATCTACAGATTGAGACCGTTTTCGTTATAGTTTTGGCGCCAAAAGGCATTTTCAATAACCGTAACCGGTTGCGTTTGGACCGCTTTCAGTTGTTTCAGGTAAGGACGTGCTTAAACTAAGGTCATGAGTCAAAAGGTTGGCACAACCGAGTTTGTTCTTGGCTGTGCGCCTTTGCACCGGGAGCGGTTGCTGTATTGTTTTAACAATGATTGTTGGCAACAATCAATCACCTATAGAAAAAATATGACCGGGAGAGATATTTATAAAAGGGTGCTGTTTTCTTCAGTTTATTCTGCGACTGATGGCTTGCGCGCGACCGTTAAGGCTAGATGATTTTTGTGCTGTGTATTCTGTGTCTTTATTTGATGTATCTTTGCCTTGTATTTTTTGTAAATTTGTATGCGATTTGCAAGACCTTGCAGCATTTCATATAAGAAATTTGTGTTTAGTTTGGAGATCAGAGCAAGCTTTTGCTTGTTGTAGAAAGTGCATTAATTTGTCAGCAAAGTATGAGTATGATAATTATTGCGTGTGCATTGTAAATGCTTTGTCTATTGAACAGTTGCTTGGTTTATCTTTAAAAAACATTGTTATTCGTTGTTTATGTTGCTATAAACTACTGGATATTGCTGAAAAACTTGACTGCTGTGCTGGAAACGAATTCTTTGCATTAGTTAGAGGTACTTGGAGAGGACCTTGTAGAAATTGTATTAGAAAACGATGAGAGGAAACGAGCCTAGTTTAAGAGATATTGAATTAAATGAACTAGTTTTACCTGATAATCTATTGTGTGACGAAGGATCATTGTCACCAGATTGTGAACCGGAGGAGGAGCAAGAGTTGCAAACTTATAGAGTAGACTCCCTTTGTTCTATCTGTGGAAGTCGTGTAAGGGTTTGTGTTGCAGCCTCGTTACCAGCTATCAGCCTTTTTGAAGAATTATTGCGCGGAGGATTAGGACTCCTTTGTCCTCGGTGTTCCAGAGGCCATTTTCATCATGGGAGATCCCAATAAAGGTACTGATAAATATAACAGTTTTAATAATAATAACTGGTTTGTTATGGAGGAAGCAGAATGTGTGGATGGTTTGGAGTCTTTGGAAGATATATTTGATGAAAGTACAGATTGCTCTAACGTTTCCCAATTAATAGACGATGAAGTGGATGCTGAGGACCAGGGAAATTCCCTGGCATTGTATAACAAACAAGTAACTGAGGAATGTGATTTAGCCTTACATGTGCTAAAACGAAAGTATTGTAGTCCGAAACATTCTGTTGCTGATTTGAGTCCTAAACTACAAGCTGTTACTATATCTCCTCGGAAATCCAGCAAAAGGAGATTATTTCATGACAGTGGAATAGTTGAAGATGAAGCTGAAAGTTCTATTGAGCAGGTACCTGAAACAGGCACTGAAACTGTGGCGGGAAAAGATGGCGCCTGTTTAGCAAATTTAAATTTGTTAAAAAGTAACAACAGAAAGGCTACTGCATTAGCATTATTTAAAGAATTATTTGGGGTTCCATATAATGAGCTAATAAGAAATTATAAAAGCAATAAGTCATGTTCTGTTAACTGGGTTGTGGTAGTGTTTAATGCTGTTGATGAAGTAATAGAAGCTTCCAAAACAACTATGCTACAACATTGTAAATATTTGCAAGTTATTACTAGCAGCTTTTCAGCTTTGTATTTATTAGAGTTCATTAATGCAAAGAGTAGAGAAACTGTGTCTAATTTAGTTTGCAGCTTAATGAATGTACAGGATTGGCAAGTATTTTGTGACCCACCGAAAATTAAGAGTGTGCCAACAGCATTATATTTCTATAAAAAAGCTATTGCTAAGACTTGCTATATGTCAGGAGCATTTCCAAACTGGCTTGCACAGTTAACATTGGTTAACCATCAAATGGCTGCAACCCCAGAAAGTTTTCAATTATCTAAAATGGTACAATGGGCATATGATAATGAATTAACTGAAGAGCCTGAAATTGCTTATAATTATGCTTTATGTGCAGACACAGATAGCAACGCAGCAGCATTCCTAAATAGTAATAGCCAGGTCAAATATGTAAAAGATTGTGCTCTTATGGTAAGATTGTATAGAAGACAAGAGATGCGTGACATGAGTATGTCTGATTGGATATTTCATTGTTGTGATCGTTGTCAAGCAGAAGGAGATTATAAAAATATAGCATTGTTTTTAAAATATCAGCAAGTTAGCTTTATACAATTCTTAATTACTTTAAAAACACTGTTAAAATGCATACCAAAAAAGCACTGTTTGGTACTGTATGGACCACCAGATACAGGTAAATCATATTTTGCATTTTCATTAATGACATTTATTAGGGGAAAAGTAGTATCTTTCCTAAATAGAGGTTCACATTTCTGGTTACAGCCCTTAATAGATACTAAAATGGGATTTATGGATGATGCAACGTTTGCTGCATGGCAATATATGGATATTAATATGAGAAATGCATTAGATGGTAATTCAATGTCTATAGATGCTAAACACAAAATACCACAGCAAATAAAGTTACCACCGTTAGTTGTGACAACAAACATTGATGTAAAAGCAGAACCTTCATTAAAATACTTACATAGTAGACTACAATGTATTGAGTTTCCTAATAAAATGCCTTTTACTGAAAGTGGTGAGCCATTATATAAAATTACTGATGCTGAATGGAAATGTTTTTTTAGAAAGTTTGCAGTGCAATTAGAGTTACAAGAAGAGGAAGCAGATGGAGAGCCACGTATCACTGACAGACCGTTTCGCTGCACTACAGGAGACTCTAATGACTCTGTATGAAAGCGATCCTGCAGATCTAAAGTCACAAATAGAACATTGGGACTTGGTGAAAAAGGAGAATGAGTATTTATATTATGTTAGAAAAGAAGGGTTATCTAGTATAGGGATGTTTCCTGCTCCAGCACTTCAAGTGTCAGAACAAAAAGCTAAGCAGGCCATTAAACTTGGACTTTTGTTAAGAAGCCTTAATAAGTCTCCATATGCAACAGAACCATGGAGATTAAGAGACACTAGTGCAGAGCTGGTCTTGCAAACAGAGCCTAAAAATTGTTTTAAAAAAGGACCTTTTGAAGTAGAAGTGTGGTTTGACAATGATCCTGATAAAGCCCTTCCATATCCTAACTGGGATTGGATATACTATCAGGACCAGCATGATGTGTGGCATAAAGTAAAAGGTGATGCAGATTACAATGGAACCTTTTATGAGGAGGTTACAGGAGAAAGAGTATACTTTTCCATATTTGATGCAGATGCTGCCAGATATGGACAATCTGGACAATGGACTGTGAGATTTAAAAATAAAATAATTTCTGCCTCTGTCACCAGCTCCTCAAGGTCTTCTTTCGACTCCTCCAACAAGAGGGGGACCAGCTCCACCTTCATATTCCAACCGGAAAGAGGAGAAACCGAGGAAGCAAGTACATCTGAAGGCCGGATTTCTACCACGCCATCTAACCTTCGAAGAAGACGAGGAGGGGGAGAACAACAAGGAGAATCTGCCTCCCCCAGAGGAAACAAAAGACGACGTACCGACTCCGGAGGAGGAGCGCCTTCTCCTGAAGAAGTTGGGAGAGATCATAGATCAGTTGAAAGCAGACATCGATCAAGACTTGGACTTTTACAGGCGGAGGCTCGGGATCCACCCATAATAATAGTAAAAGGTCCTGCAAACACATTGAAGTGCTGGAGGTGGAGAGTTAAAAATAAGTATAGGGATTTATTTTTAGAATTTAGTACTAATTGGACGTGGGTGGGAGATGAAGCAGATACCTGCTATAAAAGCCGTATGCTAGTTGCCTTTGAAAATGTATCACAAAGAGAAAAATTTCTTAAAACTGTAAATGTTCCTAAAGGCTCTTCTTTAACATTTGGAAATATTGACAGTTTATAATGTATAGAGCTGGTAGAAGAACACGCGCTTCAGCTGAGGATTTGTATAAACAATGCTTTACTGGTGATTGTCCCCCTGATGTTAAAAATAAAATTGAAGGAGATACATGGGCAGATCGTTTGTTAAAATGGTTTGGAAGTGTAATATACTTGGGTGGTTTGGGTATTGGTACAGGTCGTGGGTCTGGTGGTAGCACTGGCTATAGACCTATAGGAGGTACAACAAGGCCTATCCCTGACACCATACCTGTTAGACCTGCAGTACCTGTGGAGCCTATTGGTCCTGTAGAAATAATACCTATAGATACTATAAATCCGGCAGGGCCATCTGTTATAGATTTAACAAATGTACAAATTCCTGATCCATCTATTATTGACATAGCAAATCCTACTACAGCTTTAGGTCCAGGTGAAATTGATATTGTTTCTGCTACAGATCCTATAGGCGACCTCGGTGGAGTTGGGGGTAATCCTACAGTTATAACATCAGTAGATGATACTGCAGCTATATTAGATGTTCAGCCAATACCACCCCCTAAACGTTTTGCTTTAGATGTAAATAATGAACCACGTTCAGGCCATGTCACTGTTTATTCTTCAACTA